CAGCCTATACAGAAGCAAGTGGAACGGTATCGGCTATTACTAAGTCGGGCGTGTTCTACAAATATGAACTTGAGGAGGAAAACTCAATGGCTCAAAGTGTGCTAACAGGCAGCCGCCCTAACGGAACGGTTTTCTTTGCACAACAAGTGTCGGCTATCTTCCAAAAGTTAACCTACCAAACCCGTGACAAAATTGTTGCCCTATCTAAAAACCGTTTGGTTATTATCGTAAAAGATAACAACGGTAAACTATGGATTTGCGGCAAACAAAAAGGTCTAATGGTTACAACCTCAACAGCAGTTACAGGAACAGCGATGGGTGACCTTAACGGTTACACCGTAGTGTTTGACGGTAACGAGCCAAACGATTGGTTTGAGTACACCGGTTCAGAAAGCAGTTTGATTTCATAAGTGTTTGTAGCGGTTAAGAAGAGCCTCGCCAATGTGCGGGGCTTTTTTTTGGCACAAAATTAAATTTTTTGGTATTATAAGTATGGTAGTTATCAATAAAGGGCAAAGCAACATAGTTACGGTAACTCTAAAGGAGAAGACAACTATTGCCAACGCTTACTACTTATGGGAATGGATAAGCAAAGCAAGCGGAGAAAAGAAGTATTGCATACAGCCTGTAGACCTTAGTCAATACTTAGATAGGTTTAATCAGTTTACCATAACAGAAACGGCAACCCCTAACCCGATAGCCGGACAAGTAACATTGGCAACAACAGGCGAGTGGACTTATAATGTATACGAACAAGCAAGTGCTACCAACCTAAGCCCAACAGGAAAGACAATAGTTGAAAGCGGAATGGTAAAAGTAATAGGAACAGCAACCACCGACACACAATACACAAGAACAGTAACAACTGCGGTTTATGGAGGATAATAATTTGATAGTAGTAAAGCTGATAAATAGTGCGCCTCCTGTATTTAAGGAGGTAAAAAACCCTGATAGCACAAAGCCCTGGGTAATATTTGGAGAGGGTAATAACTATCCCGATTACCTTGTTGCGTTGCTTAATGGTTCGGCAAAGCATAACGCTATTATAACAGGAAAGGTACAATACATTACTGGCAAAGGTATAGATGCTAAAAAAGATAGTGTTAACGCTGATAGTGTTAATGCTTATTTAGATTTGGTTAACCCATACGAAACGGCAGAAGATGTGCAGTATAAGTCGGTAATGGACTTGGAGGTATTTGGTGGGTTTTATTGGAAATTTATATTTGACCGTGTAGGCAGATTAAAATTCATTACCCACATACCATTTGCAAAGGTAAGGACTAACAATGACTGTTCGGAATATTACATATCGGATAAGTGGGAAAAGTCAACCAGTTTAGCAGCAAGAGATGTTGAAACAGTACAGGCTTACAACGGTATAAACAAAGGCGTTAAGATGTACGCTTATAAGTTGTACCGACCTAAGATGGGTAATGAGCCTGATGTATATCCATTGCCTGATTATGTTGGTGCAGTACCTTATATCAATATGGATATGGAGGTTGCTAACTTTCACCTTAACAACCTAAAGAATGGTTTTGTAAGCAGCACCTTAATTTCATTCCATAATGGAGAGCCAACAGAGGAGGCTAAAAACAATATAGAGGCGCAGTTTAGAAATAAGTTTGCCGGCACTAACAATGCGGGTAGGTTTATTTTATCGTTTACTCCTCCAAACGTACAAGCACCAACTATTGATACCTTAGCACCATCCGACCTTGACAAACAGTTTTTAGAACTGAACAAACAAATACAACAAGAGATATATTCTGGGCATAAGATACCAAGCCCTGAGTTATTTGGTATACCAACAGAGGGTGCATTAGGAGATAGGAACGCAACCGACCTTAAATATGAGTTGTTTAAAAAGACTTATGTACAAGCAAGGCAGAAAGCAATGGAGGATAATTGGAACTTTGCGTTACAGTTAACTGGCATAGGTGGAGAGGTAGAGATAAAAGAGTTTGCCCCGCTTGAGGTTGTTTATTCGGAGCAGTTGCTTACTCAAATATTAACTAAAGATGAGTTAAGGGAACGCATAGGTTTAGAGCCTATTGCTATCCCTGTACAGATGTCGGCTGATGATGCTACAAGCAAAGTAATAAGCCTATTTGCTAATTGCGGTAAACCCGCAGCCGATTACAACATTGTTTCAACAAGGGTAAGAAAGTTCCATAACGATAGCGAGGCAGAACAAGGAGAGAACGAATTTATCAGGGCTGCATTTGCTGACCTTACAGAGAAAGAAAAGCAAGTAGTTGATATACTACGCACAAACCCAGAGATACCTCTACCTGATTTAGCTAAGGCGGTTAAGATTAAGATTGATGCGTTGGTAAGAATGATTGATACCCTTGCTCAAAACTCTATTATTGAGATTGACGGTGGGCGTATTAACGTACTAAAGCCCGAAACACCAAAGGCAGAAATAGTAGTTAGGTATCAATACGCTAAAGCACCACGGGTACAAGGCAATGTTATACTACCAACAAGCCGAGATTTTTGCCGCCAACTAATTGAGTTAGATAGGCTATACACAAGGGCTGAAATTAACCTCATCAGTTCTCAAGTAGGGCGTGATGTATGGACTGAGCGTGGGGGTTGGTACACTAAAAAAGGAACAGATACAGCAACGCCTTATTGTAGGCACATTTGGCAACAAGTAATAGCTATAAAACGATGAGCTTAGTAATTTTTATAGATGAGCAGACCTTAAAAGACTACACTATCATTAGTGATAACGTAGACTTTAAGCAGTTGCGACCAGAGATAATCTCTATCCAAGACCTGTATATACAAGACTTGATTGGTAGCGGTTTGTATAATGAGTTAAAAACCCAAGTAACAGCCAACACGGTAACAGTACTAAACCAAACGTTACTTAATGACTACATACAGCCTACGTTAATTTGGCGTATTATGTCGGAAAGCCCGTTAGCACTATCCTTTAAATACACAAATAAGGGAATTGTAAATAAAACAGGCGAGGCATCGGTTATGCCAAGTATGGGTGATATGGCTAATATTATCGCCAAGTATCAGGAACGCTCGGAAAGCTATGCGGAGAAGTTGGTTAACTACCTTATCCAAAATAGTACACTATACCCGTTATACTTTAATCCGGGTAGTGGAGTTGATACCGTATACCCAAGACGTAGGGTATTTACTACAGGCTTTGCAATGGGTACAACAACAAGGCTAACATTAGACTTAGCAACAAGGTATCAAGGGAATTATGATTTACTATGTGATGACTGTTATTCTACCTATGGAAAATTCTAATAGAGGCAAAAAAAATAAGGAGAAGTTTGCTGCATTTTGTAAAGAACAGGACAAAAAAAACGGCAAGCCACTACCTAAAATAACCGATGAACTATGGCGTTTACGCTTAACCAAATAATTGCACTAGCAGATAGTTATGTAGCAGCCCACAAGCAGCTTAACACTTTTCAGTTTGGAGACCCCTGGGAGTTTGCAGAAAGTGAGGAGGTGCTTTACCCTGCACTATATATGGTTAACGGAAACGTAGCTATTGACGGCAATACACTATACCATACGTTTAACCTATTAATTTGTGATAGGATTGATTACAATATGGATAACCCTGCCGATAAGAACGCACAAGAGAATGAGGTGCTAAGTGATATGCGTGAGGTGGCTTTGGATATATTGGCATTATTTAATAACCCTGCAAACAGGGAGAATTTATACTTAGAACAGACCGCAACATTAGAACCATTTACGGAACGATTTAAAGATTGGACTGCCGGGTGGAATGTAACTATCCGATTAAAGCAACCAATGTCTTACAACCGTTGCCAAGTACCTTTATAGTATGGATAAGTATCAGGTAAGAAGTTGTTTAAGCGCATCGGGTAGTATTACCTATGACCCATTAACGGGCGTTATAGGTGGTGGAGGTGGAGGTGGTGCAACCTGGGGAAGTATAACGGGAACGCTATCTTCACAAACTGACTTACAAACGGCTTTAGATTTAAAGCAAAATGAAAGCATTGTTATTAACAGCAACACTACGGCTGTTTTAGACGGTGTTTATACCGTTGTTGCATCTGCTACCTTTACCGACCCTACACCCGCAGAGGGTAAAGGGTTTATGGTGTTTGTAAGGAACGGCACGGCAACAGTAGGCGGCACGGGATATTCAACAGCCGGTACTGTAATTAACAGAATATACCATTCGGGTGCTTGGGCTAATTATGTAACAGGCTCTACAACCTTAGCAATAGGAACAACACCGATAACAGGGGGAACGGTTGGCAGAGTATTGTTTGAGGGTTCAGGTAATGTATTGCAAGAAAACGCAATTTTAAATTTAGATACAACAAACGGTTTAATTATAGGGGGTGCAACTGCAAGGGGAACACGTCAAACTTTAGTTAATGCAGCCGATACCTTAGCGAGTAAGACCTTAGTAATACGCAACGCAGCGGATAGTTCGGAAACGTTTTCTTTTACAGGTAATGGTATTTTTAACATTGGAGTGGCTAATTCTAATAGCGATGTTATTACGTTGGCAGGTTCAAGTTGGTTTAGGGCAACAAACTCACCATCTGCATTGCAATTCCAATCGCTTGGTTTTGCTAATACTATTACTAACGTCAATATATATTCAAATGTATTAGGGCATAGCAACACCCTTACAGGCGCAGGTAGCGAGTTTAATAATGTGCTTGGGTTTGCAAACGTAATGAGGGGTACGGTAACCAACAGTAACATATTTGGCTCTTACTTTGATATTCAGGCGGGTTCAGTCAGGGTTAATGCTATTGGTAGGCGGATAAATGGTAGTGTGGCTCGTGGCTTACAGGGTACAGACTTAACCTTTATAGGCTATTCGTTAGAGGTTAATACAATAAACCTTAGCACCAATATCATTACTTATTTCAACAATCAAAATATGAGCCATGCTATCCGCAAGGGTGGTAACATTGCTTTGCTTGGGGAGAAGTATCAAATATTAGCCGATAGCACGGGAACAGTAGCTAATAGGCTAAGTACCTACATGGAGTTGGCGGCTACCAATACTATTACCATTCATAACGGCACAGCACCAACGGGCAATATAACAGATGCTATACAGGCTTATGCAGCCGATATAACCGCAGGTAATACAGCTATGCACATACGGAATGAAAACGGTGATATAGTTAAGTTATACTCAATAGGCGGTTGGGGTACACCAACAGGAACGCTAACCCGCACAACCTTTGATACAACTACTGTTACCCTTTCCGAATTAGCTGAAAGAGTCGCAGCATTGATAAGTGATTTAAAAACAGGGCAACAACTACTAAAAGCATAATGGCACTAATAACAGCACCCTTAAACGCAAAGCACCCTCTATTACCAGAATGTGATAGAGAGGTTGATATAAAAAGAATAATCATATCCGATGATGAGGTTACATTGGTACTTAATGTATTCTACCTTATTAATGGGGAAAGGGTAAGTAACGTAACTGTAAACAATCCCGAATTTATACTTAGGGCTACACCTGATAGTGAGATTTACAGGAACGCACAAACGGGGGCTATAATGCCAAAGGATGAGAACGACCCTTATTGTGTTCAAGAGTACCAACTATTTATGTTGATGTTAAGCCAGCCAGTTAAGATACTTGAAATGGCTACAAACATTGCCTTAGAATATGAAGCCTATGGTCGCTACGATAATTGATAACCCAAAGGTGGAGTTGTTGCCAAAATCAACAAGGGGTAGGTTTAAGACCTTAGAACACTTAGACCACCAACTCATAAACGGGCGGCAATTGTTTGTACCTAAAGGCACGGTAAGCAACGGGGCAAGCGTTCCACGTTTGTTATGGGGGATTTACTCGCCTTATGGCACTTATACATATCCTGCTGTTGTACACGACTTTTTATATGAGAATAACCTCTACACTCGTAAGTTTGCAGACAGGCAATTTTTGATTGATATGGGGAGGTGCAATACAAATAAATTCACAAAGTGGCTTTTTTATTACATTGTTCGTATATTTGGCGGATTGAACTGGAAAAAATACAATAAATAATGGTAGAACTTACTTTAGAACAAGCAACTCAAATAGCAAATATGTTGGGTACATTACCCGCCAATCAATGCTATAATGAGATTACAATATTATTACAGGCTATAAACAAAGCGCAACTACCAAAAGCTGAATAATGGAGGGGTGGGTAGAAACAATTGTAACAGCTATTGGAGGCGCAGGGGGCGGTGGTTTCTTTGGTTGGTTTTTTACCCGTAAAAAAAGCAATGCAGATGCCAAAGGTAGCGAGCTGGAAAACGTAGAACACGCCATTAAGATTTGGCGAGAAACAGCCGAAAAACTAAGCGCACGGGTTGATGAGTTGAGCAAAGAGATTGATGAGATGAGGTTGGACTTGCTAACGGTACACCGTGAAAACAAAGCCCTAAAAGATTACCTATATAAACGTGGTATTGATTTTAAAATAATACAAAACGAGGGCTCATTTATATTTAATGACGATAAAAGCAATGAGAGCAATTAAACACATGATGCAGGGTAACGACAATAAGTATTCGCTTAGGCGGGTGCTTGCCTTGTTCTTTTCAGCCGGTATATGCTTTCACGTTACCTATTGCACCTTTAAAAACCAACCTATGAACGATGGGGCTATTGCGAGTATGGCTGCATTGGTAGCAGCTTTATTATCTTTAACCACTTGGCAAAATACTAAAACCGATGCAACTAACAAAGAACTTTAGCCTTAACGAGTTTCTAAAATCTAATACAGCAACCCGTTTAAACATAACGGAACAATTCAACCCGCCACAGTTTGTACTGGATAACATAGATAATTTAGCGCAACAGCTACAAATAGCCCGTGATTACTTTGGCGAGCCTATGGTTTTTACAAGCGGCTACCGATGCCTAAAACTTAACAAGGCAGTTGGCGGTGTAGCTAATTCAGCACACACAACAGGGAGCGCAGTTGATATAGAGTTTCATTCCGAAGCCCACGCAAAGAAGTTAATTGAAGCCCTAATTAAAGCAGGGTTTAAACGCATAGGCTTAGGGTGGAGTTTTATCCACGTTGATATTGACTTAACCAAACCTAACCCCGCTTGTTGGTTGTATGGCAGTAAAACGCCACAATGGTTAGCGGCTATGGAAAAACAAATTGAAGCCCGAATAAAATGATAATCGCCCTCTTAATAGTAATCGTATTAGGAGGCATATACTCTAACCTAACAAACTACAATGAACGTAACTAAACACTCAAGAAACGTACACGAACTTAACATTAAGGGAGATGTGCAAATTGCTATGCTTTCAGATATTCATTGGGATAACCCCCATTGTGATAGAGAAACTCTTAAAGCCCATTTAGATTATTGTGTTAAAGAGAATATCCCTATTATGATTAATGGGGATTTTTTTTGCTTTATGCAGGGTAAGTATGACCCCCGCAGAAGTAAAGCTGATATAAGACCAGAGCATAATAAGGTAAACTACATTGATGCTGTTATTGAAGATTGCGTTAACTGGTGGAAACCTTATGCTAAACTACTTACTGTTATTGGTTACGGAAACCACGAAACGGCAATTATTAAGAACTTAGAAACAGACCCGTTACAGAGGTTTGTTGACTTGCTTAACCATACTTGCGGGGTAAATGTTTACACTGGCGGCTATGGTGGTTGGTTAATTATCAATTCCTATAAAGGGCATGGAACGGTTAAGGTAAACGTTAAATACTATCACGGGTCGGGTGGTGGTGGCTTGGTTACAAAAGGTGCTATCAACTTAACCAGGGCATTAGAAATGATAGAGGGGATGGATGTATTCACAATGGGGCATATTCACGAAAACAGCGCACGCAATGACGTAAGGGAAAGTGTATATTTTCACGCTAAAAAAGGGCATGTAGTAAGGCAAAAAGATATTCACCTAATGCTAACAGGCACTTATAAAGATGAGTACGAAGATGGTTTTGGTGGGTATCATATTGAAAAAGGTAGACCCGTTAAGCCTATTGGTGGGCGAATTTTAACTATCTTTAACAATAGAAAGACCACAGGTAAAAAAGAAATGCAACCCGTTATTGACAGCAAAAAATTCCCGTTATGATAGACCGTTTCATTTCCTACACCGAAGAAGATGGTTGTTACAACCTTGCTTTTACCGATGACTTTTCAGCCGATGACATGGCTGATGTAATTCTTAATATATTTGACGGGCATCCTGAACTAAGGTCGGGAATAATAAAAGCGGCAACGGAGATACTGAAACCGCAATACCCGGCAAACAGACCACAAGACGTTAAACGACCAGAGAAAGTATGAAAAACATAAGACTTATGCAGCGCCTGTTAATTATAATGGGCTTGGTGATAATTATTTTGGGCTTAAGCACCTGCTATGGAGTAATGAAAGAACGTGCAGCACGGAGCGAGATAAGCGACTTGCAGGGCGAGTTGATAGATACCAAGCAAAGGTTTGTAGAGCGCATCAAAAATGACAGCACAAAAGAGTATTCTCAAAAGCAACTGATTGCAGATAAGGATATTGCTATAAAATTATTAGGCGAGGAGGCTAAACGCTACCGAAACATTAAAAGCGTAACCAAAACGGTAATGGTTTACAATACCGATACTGTATTTGCGGAATATACCGATACTGTTTACAAGCCGATAGGGCGTGAGTTTTGCGCCAATGAAAAGTACGATACCATTTGCGGTAGAGTAGATAGCTTAGGAGTGGTTATATATCCGCATACAACGTACTTGGGTGATGTTACAACTACGATTGCTAATGAGAAATACGGTTTTTTAAAACTAAAGTCTAAGCCGGTTGTTAACGCATCTTTCAGCAACCCCAACGTAAGGGTGCTAAATATGCAGAACGTAGTTGTAAAGCAGCCGAAACCTAAACGACTTGCTTGGCTGATTAGCGGAATAGCTGTTGGAATAACGGGGGGTATATTGCTGATGGCCAATTAGCCCTAACTACATATATTTTTATTAGCCCTTAGCAGAAATGTTAGGGGCTTTTTATTTTATTCCGTTTAATTATCAAACAGTTACAAAATTTACTACAATTATTTTTAATCTTTTGTAAAAGTTGTTAAAATATGTTATTACTTTGTATCAAACAAAAAAGCAATGTATACAGCAGAACAACTCAAATCAATTTACCAAGCATTAAAAGGTATTAATGCAGTTGGTGATGTAGCCTTTACATGCGGACTTAATCGCATTAAATTTAAAGAACAATTTTACCCTACCATTGAAACTAAGTTAGACGACCAAGTTCACCAACTGGCTGTTAAATGGCTTAAAGACAATGGGGTGCTTAATGACGTTCAGTTACTAACTCAAATACTTAATTAACTATGGAACTTGAATACCAATTAGCCGAGTTAATCGGCACAGCCCAAACAGATGAGCAATGGAAAAATGCGATGGCTGCTTATGAGATTACCTCTTTTCACCTTAATGATTTTGAGAAATCTCGCATACGCAAGCTACTATCTGAAAGGAATGAGGTTATAACCAAGCAAGCCTACAAGCACCTTGACTTAGCGTTCTCTATCCGTAAGGAGTTTGGCATACAAAACAACATCATTAAGCCAATAGAAAGCGATGGCACTCCAGTAGTTGAGGACTTTACTGATGAGGAATTAACAAGCGAGAACATCGCCAAAGTAGCAAGCACCTTAATACTTAAATAATGAGCAGTCAAGCATATATATTCCCAAACCTAAGCGAGAGAGGCAAGGCTATGTTCTTTGGTAGAAACGCTATGAAAATTGAACAACTACAAGACTTTGACATTTGGATTGACTTTGTTTGCCAGGAACTGAACATTACTATTGCGGACTTTAAAAGTAAAAACCGCAAAAGGCATTTGGTTGAGGCAAGGCAGTTAGCTTGTTGGATGTACAACGAATACTGCCTACTAAACAGGGTACTAAGATTAAGCCTTGAAAAGATGGGCGAACGCATAGGGGGCAAAGACCACGCAACGGTACTACATTCCATAAGAACAATAGCAACCGAGATTGCAAACTACAAAGACAAAAAAGACAAATATCAATCAATGTACAACAAACTAATATTTGAATACCTATGATAAAGACTATTAAAATAGAAATTGAGGTTGATGTTGTATGCGACATCACACCTGAAAGACCAAGCCGTGATAGGTTAACACCACCAGAATACGCATCAGTAGAAATACAAGATGTTATGTTAGCCGGTAAGAACATCACAACCTTATTAGAACTATCGGGATTTGACTTTGAAAATATTGAAACCGCAATTTTAGATAACATATAAACAAACAACTATGGAACTTCAAAAATCAGACAGCATCGTTAACCTTACCAAAGCACTAATGCTTTTTAGTATCAAGATTGGTAAGATTAAAAAAGAAAACACCAACCCGTTCTTTCATTCGCTTTACGCAGACTTACCCGCTATACAGGATGCAATAGCCGACCCGCTACAAGAAAGTGGCTTAGTGGTTACGCAGTTGCCTTGTGGCGATGGTTTAATAACTATGCTTGCCCACGCAGAAAGTGGCGAGTATATTATGGCTAACAGCATAATGAAGCCAGTTAAGAACGACCCGCAATCTATGGGTAGTGCAATAACTTACCAACGTAGGTATTCATTGGCCGCCTTACTTAACCTTAACATTGATAAGGATGACGATGGTAACGCAGCAAGTGTAGCACCTCAACCCGTACAACTAAATGAGAAGCCCTGGTTAAATAAGTATTCCGATAAGAACAAAAGCATACTATCCAAAGAATGGAACGGGGCTATTGTAAAGCTGCAAGACGGAACAACAACCATCGCTAAGATTAAAGACTATTACCGGGTATCAAAAGAGAACGAACAAGAACTTTTAAACATACGATAATGGAGACATCAGCATTAGTAGAACATTTTAACCAAGCCGATATTAGTTTTGATGTATGGGCAGAGCAGCGAAGAGGTAAAGTAACTGCAAGCCTTGTGCATAAACTAATGAAAGGCTTTAACAACGAAACCGCTAAGACCTACATTAAGACCTTAGCGGGGGAGAGCATTGGTATTTACGATGAGGACAACTACCAAAGCCCGGCAATGATAGCGGGTAGCGTTAATGAGTTTGCAGCGATGCAAGAATATATTAGCTACCCAACTACCGGTGCCGTTATATATGGCTCTAAAGTATTTGTACCGCTTGGGGAGAATGCAGGGGTAAGTCCTGATGGGGTAGAACTGATAGACTTTCAAAAGATATACCTTGAAGTTAAATGCCCGTTTACCCCTAACAAGTATGTTGAATTGATATTGTGTAACACGGTAGAAAAGCTAAAGAAAGAACGACCTGATGTATACTGGCAATGTGTAATGAATATGCTTGTGTTGGATTGCCAAGCGGCTAAGGTATTGGTTTACCATCCTAAAAAGGGGCTAAGGACTATTGACGTGCCACGAATAGAAGAGGATATATTAGAGTGCCAAGAGGCTATCAATAAGGCAGTAGAGTTGAAGTTAGAGTTGACCGAAAAACTAATTGATGTACTCACTACTAATTAAGCCACTAAGTATCAATAAAGCCTTTCAGGGCAAACGTTATAAAACTAAAGATTATTTAAGTTATGAACGGGCGGTGATGTTGATGTTGCCAAAGTTGAAGTTACCAGAGCCGCCTTTCATTCTTACCTTAGAATTTGGTTTTAGCAGCCCGTTAGCTGACCTTAGCAACCCGATAAAACTTTTTGAGGATATACTCCAAAAGAAGTACGGGTTTAACGATAAAGAGATTTACAAGATAGTAGCAACCAAAACACACACAAAAAAAGGTAAAGAATTTATTAATTTTAAAATTGAAAACTATATTTTGTAGTTTCAGTTCTTTATTTATATTTGCAAAGTTAATAGCCAGTGCAGGGCTTAACAACTAAAAGAAATTTACCTCTTACGGGGCGGGCTGCACTCCCAAACCGTAGGAGGTTTTTTATTTTCTATGGAATACTTAGATTTTCTTAAAACAAAACAAAAGCGAATTATTGAAAGTGGATTTGATTGTAATAATTTGCACACCGGGTTATTTGATTTTCAAAACTACATTGTTAAACGTGCTTTAAAACAGGGGAGGTTTGCCATATTTGCTGATTGTGGGCTTGGTAAAACATTTATGCAATTAGAATGGGCTAACCAAGTTTATAAGCATACTGGGCAACCTGTATTAATATTAGCACCTTTGGCAGTTGCAGGGCAAACCATAAAAGAGGGAAGCCGATTTGGTATTGATGTTAGGTTGGCTTTAGTTGATAATACTGCTAACATACAAATTGCAAACTATGAGCAACTTGATAATATTGATTGTTCTATTTATAGTGGAATTGTGCTTGATGAAAGTTCTATTCTTAAAAACTTTGAGGGCAAAATTAGAAATCTAATAATTGACGGTTTTGCTAATACTCCGTTTAAGTTAGCTTGCACCGCAACTCCAAGCCCTAACGACCCTATGGAATTAGGCAACCATAGCGAGTTCTTAAACATTATGCCACGAAATGAAATGCTTGCTATGTACTTTGTGCATGACGGGGGCGAAACTGCTAAATGGAGAATAAAGGGGCATTGTGAGGTATTGTTTTGGGAGTGGGTTAGCCAATGGGCTGTTATGCTATCAAAGCCAAGTGATATAGGTTTTAGTGCTGGTGGTTATGATTTACCAAGTCTAAACTATATTGAAAAGCAAGTTGAAACAAAGGACCGTGAAACGGGCAAACTATTTAATGATATAGCTATTTCAGCTACTAATTTTAATCAAGAACTAAGGCTTACTAAAGTTGAACGCTTAGAGAATGTTGCCGAAATAGTAAACAACTCAACTGAAAACTTTATTATTTGGATTAAACAAAATGAAGAAGGCGACCTTATAAAAGCATTAATACCCGATGCTGTTGAGGTTAGGGGTAATGATAGCCCAGAACTAAAAGAAAAGCGTTTGTTAGGTTTTGCTAATAATGAATTTAGGGTATTGGTTACAAAAACCAAAATAGCGCAATTTGGACTTAACTATCAGAACTGCCGTAATCAAATATTTGCAAGCTTAGATTTTAGCTTTGAGGGTTTATATCAAGCCATAAGGCGTTCTTACCGTTTCGGGCAAAAAAACGAGGTTAATATATACCTTGTTACTACCGACACAATGCAAAATGTAATTGCCTCAATATGGCAGAAAGAAAACAACTTTAAAAAAATGCAGCAAGAGATGACACTTGCTATAAACAAAAACCTTAATAATTCAATTAAACAAAAACAAAAAAGAGAAATGCGACAAGAACAAACTGAAAATTATAAAATAGCACTTGGTGATTGTGTTCAATTATTGCCAACTGTTGAAAGTGAAAGTATTGGGTTTTCAATATTTAGCCCACCATTTGCTGAACTTTACACATATTCTGATGAATTAGAAGATATGGGTAACTCTAAAGATTATAAAGAGTTTCTATACGCTTTTAATTTTGTAGTTAAAGAGTTGCACCGGGTATTGTGGTCAGGTAGGAATGTTGCTGTACATTGTATGGACTTGCCTATACAAAAGGGCAAAGAGGGCTATATCGGTTTAAGGGATTTTAGCGGTTTAATTTTACAAGCATTCACTGAAGCGGGTTTTATTTATCATTCAAGGGTTACAATTTGGAAAGACCCTGTTGTTGAAATGCAACGTACAAAGGCTTTAGGTTTGTTACATAAACAGGTTAAAAAAGATGCTGCAATGAGCCGAGTTGGCATACCTGATTATCTTATGGTATTTCGTAAGCCGGGCGAACATACACACCCTGTAAACTGTAACATACCTGTTGACCTTTGGCAGAAATATGCAAGCCCAGTATGGTATGATATTGACTATGGCGATACATTAAACGCAAGGTCAGGGCGTGATGAACGTGATGAAAAGCATATTTGCCCTTTGCAGTTGCAAACTATTGAACGTGCTATACACCTATGGACAAACAAAGGCGATACTGTTTTAACTCCTTTTATGGGTATAGGTAGCGAAGTTTATAAGGCTTTAGAAATGGGAAGAAAGGGTATCGGTTTTGAATTAAAAACAAGCTACTTTGATGCTGCTGTTCAAAACATAAAAAATGTAGAATTGCAGAAAAATCAATTATCTATCTTTTAATTATGGCTAAAGACCCTGCATTTTTATTTTACCCTGGGGATTACTTACGAGATACCCAATGCTTATCAGAGGCATGTCAGGTTGCATATGACCGTATCATGTGTGAACATATGAGAAACATATGTATTACACAAGAGCAACTAAACTTCTTCACAAAGCGGTTAACAGCCGAAGAAAAAGCGGAGTTGATATTCATTCTTAAAAAAATGCCCGGTGGGTTTCAGATTGAGTGGGTAGCTGAAAGCATTGTTAAACGTAAGGAATATAGCAATAGTCGTTCTAAAAATAGAACATCTAAACCTAAAAAAGATATGTTAACATATGTTTCACATATGGAAAATGAAAATGAAATTGTAAATGAAAGTATAGTTGTAGTTAATAATGTAAACGCAAAATTTAAAAAAATGCTTTTAGAAAGTGAAAGCGTTATTGGTTCGGTTTGCTTTGCTCTTAAAATATCAAATGCTGATGCTGAACATTTGCGTGATATATTTACAATGCAAGCCGAAGCAACCAATGAGCATCACAACAACTATTCAGATTACTCAAAGCACTTTATTAACTGGGCTAAACTTAACAAGGGTTTACTAACAGAAAAGAAAAGCAAAACAGCAACCACAATAACAGTAGCAGAACGCATCCGTAAAAACCTAGAAAATGCAGAATAATCAACTAATAACGCAAGACCGTTACAAGCTAATGCAAACACCGGCAGAGCAAAAGATGTTGTTGCTGATGGATAGTGCCAAAGCCATACACACTGACTTAACAGCCTATGGTGATTTGGTTTCTATTCTCCATCACTACACCTACGGTAAAGTAACTGAAGAGCAAGAGCAAGATTTAACCGTTCAAGCCCGTGATTTAAAAGAGGAGATTAAAAAGCATTTCCCCTCAATCAGTTTTGAAGAGGTTAAAATTGCCCTTAATAACACTATACGCAAAGTGTACGGGGACTTTTACGGGCTAAACATAGTTACATACCACAATGGCATAAAAAGCTATTTAAACGCAGCCGAAACGCTAAACACTAAAAAAGCGGTTTTAGCAAGGTTAAACCCACCTATTGTAATTGAACTTACCCCCGAAGAAAAAGAAGCTATAAGCCAAGCGGGTTTTGAAAGAATAAAAGCCAAAGTGTTAGCCGGGGAAAGCATAGTTGATGACATGGGTGCAATAGGTTGTTACAACTGGCTTAAGAAAAAAGGAACGCTAAACGGGGTGATGAGCGAAGAAGAACGGGAGGCAATAAAACAACGTGCTACCGATTTGTTACACGCTGAATATACAGCTAAGGCAAATACCCTAAACAAAGATGTAAGGCGTGAGGCATTGAAGAAAGCCCAAGACTTAACATCGGGATTATTAGAAAACGATTTAACATCTCTCTGCAAAAAACTTGCATTGGAGTTATTAATAAAACAAGGTAAGATATGATATACCGATACCCAAATTGTAAAAAAAAATATAGGTTGGTAGAGGTTAGCGGTTTTATCTATCGCTTTGCTTGTGGGCATTGGTGTACTGATAGTGTTTTTGCCGACCTGATAAATGTTGAAACTGGCATTGCTAACTGGAAACAAACAACTTTATTCTAATTCCCTAACCACCAAGCGATTAAGCCAAAAGTGAAAATAATGTTTGGAGGTGTAATAATTTTAGATAACTTTGGGCTATAAATAATAAAGCTATGAGCAAAGAAAACGTAAAGATTGACAGTAACTTGTTAACCCAAATAAAGGAACGCAAGAAAGCAACCGGCATAACCATAACCGCCTTTGTAGAGCAAGCCATAACCGACAAACTTAAAACCAAGTAACAACACTAACAATGGAGAATAACACCGCAAATAGAATGAAAACAGCAAAAGAAGTATTAGACGAAAACTTTAAACACAAAGGTGTGTCTAATATAATTAGCAAACAAGGTCTTGTGTATAAGGGAACTAT